ATACGAGTTTTACCTTGTGCGTATCAAAGACAATACGTTGAATGGGCAGATAGAGGACAAGGAACGGGTGCACCGATCAATGTCTATGAATCTACAAGTGATATACTTACTAAAACTACTAGAGACGATAATAGAAAAGATCGACTAGAAAATGGTAACTATGTAGAGACTTGTGGTAATCATTTTATTCTACTTGTTAATGACGATGGAGATTCATCACCAGCAGTTATTACCATGAAATCTACACAGCTAAAGAAAAGTAGAAAGTGGAATTCTATGATGTTAAACGTTAAGTTAAAAGGCAAGAGTGGGTTGTTTACTCCACCATCTTACAGCCACTTCTACAGATTAAAAGCTGTAAAAGAAAAGAATGACAAAGGTAATTGGCATGGCTGGGAAGTTAGTAGAGAAGAACAAGTTACTGATGCTAATCTTTATCAGATCGCTAAAAGTTTTGCTGAAAGTGTAAACAAAGGTGAACGTAGCGTTAAGTATGAAGAAGAAGTAACTAAGACCGACGTACCATTTTAATCTTGGGGGCGCATGCGCCCCTTTTTTTATTATAATTTATGGAAGATAGAGTTAAGAAATTTAAGAATATATTTTACGGTTTAGACAGAGCCTATGGTCAATTTAAAAGTGATGGAGGCATGGAAAATGGAAAAGCGTCTGGTAAAGCTTTTATATTAAAACAACCTGTAACAGATCAACTATGGATAGATCACATAGAAGGTAAAGATCCTAGTCTTGGCATCATACCAATACGTGATGATTCTACATGCATATGGGGTTGTATAGATGTAGATACGTATCCATTAGACTACGGCGTTATTGTTAGTAAAATAAGAAATTTAAAATTACCTTTGGTTATGTGTAGATCAAAGAGTGGTGGCGCACACATCTTTTTATTTACAAAAGAACCTGTGCCAGCTAAACTAATAAGAGAAAAACTTATAGAGTGGGCAGGAGAGTTAGGTTATGCAAATTGTGAAGTATTTCCAAAACAAATTGAAATCAAAGCAGACCGCGGAGACACTGGAAACTTTCTTAATCTTCCCTACCATGGTGGTGATGACAGTATGCGTCACGGCTTTACTGATGATGGTGGCGGTGCTACTCTTGATGAGTTCTTTTCTTTATATGATACTTATTGCACGACCGAAAAAGATTTAAGAAAATTTAAAATAGAAAGAAACAAAGACTTAGCATATTTAGATGATGGTCCACCTTGTTTAGCTACATTGATGGGACAGGGCATACCAGAGGGCGGTAGAGATAACACATTATATCAATACGCAGTTTACGCAAAAAAGAAATGGCCAGACGATTGGCAAAATAAAATAGATGAATTTAATCACAAGTACATGGAGAGACCGTTAGGATCTCAACAAGTTCAAAAAACAATAAGACAACACGAGAAAAAAGATTATCAATACAAGTGTAAAGATCAACCAATGTGTGGTGTGTGTTCTTCAATACAATGTAGAACTAGACCATATGGCATAGGTGATGACATAGATTACAAAGTTAGTGATTTAACAAAGTTTCAAAGTGATAAATCAATATGGTTTTTAAATATTGATGGAGAAAGAATGAGAGTGTCAACAGAAGAATTATATAATCAACACAAGTTTAGATTAGCATGCATGGATCAAGTTCATGCTTTACCTAATTTAATGCCACAACAAATGTGGACTAGAAAAATTCAAGCTTTGATGAAAGAGGTAGAGGTAATTAAACTGCCGTATGAAATAAGTAAGACAGGAAAGTTTGAAAGTTTATTAGAAAAGTTTTTAGAAGATCAAGGCGAAGCAGAAAACATAGACGAAATAAGAATAGGTAAAGCTTTGTTTGAAGAAAAAGAATACATAGAGAAAACAGATAATGGTAAAGCGGACAAAGTAAAAAAGATGACAGCATTTTTTAAGATGGATTCATTAGAAAAGTTTTTAGAAAAAAACAGATTTAAAGATTTTACCACACAAGAAATGACAGCGCACATAAGAGATAAGTTAGGTGGGGGTGATACAAGAAGAAAAGTTTTAAATAAAACAACATACATGTGGTATGTGCCATGGCAAAAGAAAGTTGATACAGAACTAGCCAGACCTAACATGGATGAGGAGACACCATTCTAATGAGAAAAATTATATTTGGTCCACCAGGCACAGGTAAGACAACATATTTATTAAATATTGTTGAAAAAGAAATAAAAGAAAATAAAGTTTTTCCAAATAAAATAGGTTACTTCGCTTTCACTAATCAAGCAGCAGACGAAGCTTTATCAAGGGCATTACAAAATTTTAATTATAATTCAAAAGATTTTATTTATTTCAGAACATTACACAGCTTGGCATTTCAACAATTACATTTACGAGAAGAAAATGTCATGAGTGATGATGACTATGACTATGTGTCAAAAAAATTAGGAATAAAATTAAGTAATCCTAATGCAAGAGTAGAAAACTATGGTGTTAGCTTTCCAGATGACGTGTTTACAAAAGTAATAGATGGTGCAAAAGTTAGAGGACTAACTACGGAACATTACTTTGGTTTTGCGGAAGTAGGACACTTAGAAGGCGGCCGACAAAAATTAGAATACATAGATAAATCTATACAAGATTATAAAAAATCAAGAAACAAATATGATTTTACTGACATGATTGTTGGTTTCAATAAAAAATCAGAAGATTATATACCACAGTTTGATGTTGTAATTATAGATGAAGCACAAGATTTAAGTTGGTTACAATGGAAGATGGTAGAGAAAATTGTTTCTAATGCAAAACGTGTTTACATCGCTGGTGATGACGATCAAGCTATCTTTAAATTTTGTGGGGCAAGACCAGAGTTTTTAATAAACATGGAAGGTGAAAGAGTTATTCTTAACAAGTCTTACAGATTATCAAGACTCATACATCAAAAAGCAAACAAGCTTATATGTAGAGTAAAAGATAGAGTGCCAAAAAAATGGATTGGTAGAGAAGACGACGGTGAGATAAAATTTTTTCCAGAGTTACAATCTAGTAAACTTAAACAAGGCGAGTGGCTTTTACTAGCTAGAGATAAATATATTTTAGATAAACTAGAAATAGATTTAAAATCTGACGGTGTGTTTTACGCTAGAGGAGATAGAACGTCATTAGATAAAAGAATACAAAGTGCTATCATTGCATGGGAAAGAGTTAGAAAAGGTAAACCTATAAGTTACAAAGAAGCAAAAAATCTTTACGTGTATATAAAAACAGGCAAGGGTGTTGACAAAGAACACAAAGCAATGAAGGGTGCAGATAAAGAAAAAATGTATATTTTTGAAGAACTTAGCACGGACCACGGATTAAAGGTTGACAAAGAATTAGAATGGATGAGAGCTTTAGAAAACATAAAGCCAGAAAAAAGAATTTACATTCAAAACATTCTTCGTAGAGGTGAAAAGATTACGAAGGAACCAAGAGTACGTTTATCTACGATACACGGAGCAAAGGGTGGAGAGGTTGACAATGTAATGTTATTCTCTGATTTAGGAAGAAAGGCTGATGAAGAATATTGGCGGCACAGAGATTCAGAACGTCGTGTATTTTATGTTGGTATGACAAGAGCACGACATAGCTTAAACATAGTTCGATCACGATCGGACAGAGAATTTACGGAGGCATTTTAATGTTTACAATAGACACTGCACTGAAACAAGTTCGTGTAACAGAAAAACAAGTACGTAAAATACGTGCAGAGTTACCAAAACTCAACCGCGAAAAAGTTGATAGAGAGCTTAAATTATTGCTACTTGATTTACAACTACTCACAAATGATTTACAAGCAGTACAAAAGAAAGAGAGGGTTGATGAGAATAAGTAAAAATATTTTAGAAGAAACAATAAACATTGTTACCGGTCAACGACAAGAAGACTACGGTGATAAAATTACTAATCATCAAAACATTGCTAACCTATGGAGTTCTTATCTTGATAAAAAAATATCAGCACACGACGTAGCTATTTGCATGTTATTGGTAAAAGTTGCCAGACTTAAAAATAAAAAAACACATGATTGTTATATTGATATGGCTGGTTACGCCGCTATCGCAGGAGAAATAAATGACTCAGATTCCTCTATTCCAACCACCGAGTGAGTGGACACCACCAGAGAAGATACCAGATTTATCTGACGCTAAAGAAATAGCTATTGACTTAGAAACTTGCGATCCAAGTATTAAAACAAAAGGACCTGGTTGGACTAGAGACGAAGGTTTTATTGCTGGCGTTGCTATCGCTGTTGAAGGTTGGAAAGGTTACTTTCCGATTAGACATGAGGGCGGTGGTAATTTTGATGAAAAAATAATTAAGAGACAAGTACAACGGATCATGGACCTTCCATGTGATAAAGTATTTCATAATGCCGCTTACGATGTGGGTTGGTTACGTTGGTGGGGCGTAGAAGTAAAAGGCAAGATTATTGATACGTTAGTTGCAGCACCACTCATAGATGAAAATAGATTTAGATATAACTTAAATGATCTTGGTAGAGATTATCTCAAAGAAACAAAGTCAGAAGCATTATTATATGAAGCAGCAAAGGAGTGGGGACTAGATGCCAAAGGTGAAATGTATAAATTACCACCAATGTATGTTGGTAGTTATGCAGAACAGGACGCGGATCTTACGCTTAGATTGTGGCAATATTTTAAAGTAGAACTAATCAAGCAAGAGTTGTCAAGCATCTTTGACCTCGAAACACGGCTCTTTCCATGTTTGCTCGACATGAAAACAAACGGTGTCGGTGTTGATCTAAACAAGGCAGAGAGAATAAAAAAAGATTTACGAAAAAGAGAAAACGCAGTTCTATTACAAATTAAAAAAGATACAGGAGTTGATGTTGATGTTTGGGCCGCTGTGAGCGTGGCAAAAGCATTTGATAAATTAAAAATTAAATACGACCGCACAGAAAAAACTAAACAACCAAAGTTTGATAAAAACTTTTTAAATACACACAAACACCCTTTAGCTAAAATGATTGTGCACGCTAGAGAGTTTAACAAAGCACGTACAACTTTTATTGATACAATATTAAGACATTCACATAACAGCAGAATTCACGCCGATATTAATCAAATGCGTAGTGATGAAGGAGCGGGAACAGTTACAGGACGTTTCTCGTATAACAATCCTAACCTACAGCAAGTTCCAATGAGGAACAAAAATATCGGACCGATGATACGATCAATCTTCGTTCCAAACGAGGGTTGCAAGTGGGGGTCATTCGACTATAGCCAACAAGAGCCTCGTGTTCTTGTCCACTTCGCCGCGCTTACCGGTGGCGGTTTGAAAGGCGCCGACGAGGTCATTGAATCTTACCAAACAGAAGATCCAGACTTTCATCAAGCCGTTGCCGATATGGCGGGCATAGACAGAAGCACCGCTAAAACTATTAATCTTGGTATGATGTATGGCATGGGTAAGGGTAAACTTGCTAGCCAACTAGGATTAGATAAAACAGAAACAGAAGACTTGTTCGCCAGGTTTCATGCTAACGTGCCGTTTGTTAAACAGTTAATGGAACAAGCAACACGGCGCGCGGACCAAGTAGGTTACTGTAGAACTTTACTAGGTCGTAAGTGTCGTTTTGATTTATGGGAACCGCGAGCGTTTGGTATTCACAAGTCATTACCATTGTGGGAGGCGGAAAAAGAATATGGTAGAGATTTAAAAAGAGCATGGACATACAAGGCTCTTAATAGATTGATACAAGGATCATCAGCAGATATGACAAAGAAAGCTATGGTAGACCTATACGAAGAGGGTATCGTATCTCATATACAAGTGCATGATGAACTAAACTGTTCTATTGAATCGGAAGAGGACGGTAAAAAAATAAAAGAAATTATGGAAACCACGGTAGAACTTAAAGTGCCATTGAAGGTTGACATGGAGATAGGACCGTCATGGGGAGAGATCAAAAAAAAGTAACAGGCGACGTAAACGAATTTAAAGCTGTTATTAAATTTTTAAAAGAGGGATACATGGTATTTAAAAATGTATCTGGAGCAGGTCCTATTGATTTAGTAATAGTTCATCAAGAAACAGGTGAGATTAGAAAGATAGACGTAAAAACAATCGCTTACAGAAAGTCTTGGGCACCTAATACAAAGATAGCTCGACAACGCACACCGGAACAAGTAAAGTTAGGTGTGGAGTTTGAATTTGTAGATAAGGACGATGACTAAAGTATTTTTATTGGTAGTGAGTTTGTGGGGATTTAACGGTGACGCTTGGGTTTACACAGGCAATCAAATGGTCTTACAACAAAAGTTTCTAGATAAAGAA